GTAGCTTGATATATGTAACCATTGTGATTTTGTGAAGTATCTGCATAACTAACTAAAATTATATTATTTAACATTTTAAGTGATTGTGAAACAAAATAGCTTAATACATTTTTTTTTAAACCATCATTTACACACAATCTATTTAACTCATAAACATATTTAGAATTGTGTTTTCCACATACACCTATACATAAGGAATTACTTGCAGGTTTACCTACTGTCAAAATACCTTGCATTATTTTAGAATCAAACAAACCAAAAGCGTATGATATTGGTGGGACTCTTTTAGCATAGTGTTTATATAGTAACCATTCTTTACAAAGCTCTTTTTTTATAGATTTGACTTTATAATTTTCTTTAATCATTTAATATTTTTTTTATTAGTTTCTTACTTCTTTTGGATGGTTGTTTTGTCAGAAAAAAACCTCTTACAGCATTTTGATAATTAACAGGTGTTTTAAATTGTTTGTATGTTAAATCAATTATATTGTCTAAATTATCCTTAAGAAACCAATGCGTAGTGTTTTCGTGTTTTATATGATAAACTTTTAACTTTTCATTTGATAAGTGAAAATATGTTTCACTTGCTACATAGCAATGACCTGAATATTTGTTTTTATTAGGTAAATTAATATATTCTTTTTTTAATAAATCATCAGATAAATTTTTTATTATTTTATCTTTAAGTTCTATATTCATTCTGTCCCAGATATAATGTTGTCCTCCCAATGTTCACTATGAAATTTATCTCCCTCAATTTCCTTTTGTAAGTGTGCTAAGGCTCTCCATGCTATTTTTGCAGAGTGTCTTACTCCATCTATATCATGCATCCCATTTTCCATTAAATGCCTCATCAAAGCGTCTAGGTCATCTTGACTCTTTTCTCTATCCCAACGTATATCCTCATCTGGATGATGTTGTTTACTCCCTATGTAACTAACTCTAGCCACCTCGCAAAGTGCATCAGGAAAGTATTTAATCAATCCTCTATAAAGAGGGATTTGTTTTCTTTTAGTATTATTCTTTTCCATCTCTTATTTTGTTTACTGCTTTATATAATTCTTTTATTTGTGTATCATCAAAAGTTTCTAATGTATTTATTAGTAAACCCTTTCTTATATTTGTTTTGTCTTTCAAAAAATGCTGTATATCATCTAGCCATTTATTTAAAAACTTTGAATATTTCCTATGTACCTCAAAAGATTTTAAGCTATGAATAGCTGTTGCATGGTCGTAGGTTTTACCATTTTTTCTATAAAACTCTTTTATTTGGTGGAATGTCATGTCAAAATGATTCCTTAATATAAATGTTAATAATGACCTTGCCTCTATGTTGTATCTTGTTCTCTTATTTTCAAATACATCTACTCCTGAAATATCATTTAAGTAATTTGCTATTTTTTTTGCCTCTATATTCATAATATACTTTTTATACAATAACTATCTATATCAGCTCCATCAATAAAAAACGTCTTAAAAGTTTCTAGGGCTTTTGTTACTTTATCCCTACCTGAATTGTAAAAATCCTCTGAAACATCATAAATGCCAATATCTAGTGAGCCTTTGTCAATAGCTATAAATTTAAATTCTTTATATGATTTATTGAATAATTCTGAATAGATATAAACCTGTACATCATATCCATATTTTCTAGCTGCATAAGGAAACGCCTTTAAGTCTGCTGTGGTTTTCAAATCAACTATTCTATAAGAATCTAAAACATCAGCTTTAGCTCTAAATGGATAGCCTGAAATCGTAGAAATAGCTGGTACTTCAAATTCACAATCTGTAATCATTTGTAAGGCGTATTCGTTTCGTAGAAAAGCATCAGCTAATCTTTCAGCATCCTCTTTTTCTTTCATAGTAAAAACCCTTTCTCCATGCTCTTCTTTAGCTAATTTGTAAGCCTTTGTATTTTTTGACTGTACATTAACAAATATTTGATTCTCAAATACATCAGGCTCAAGTATTGCTGTATGAAATAACCATCCATCCCTAAGACCTTGAGAAGTTTGAGACCCATATTCTGTAACATATTTGTACTTTTTAGGACTGTCTAAAAGTAATTTAATTGATGAGGAGCTGAGAGCTGTTTTACCTAAATATCCATAGTAAAAAGAATCCTCTTTCATTTTTTCTAGTATGTCTTTCTCTTCAAAGGTTTTGCCATCTAATAGCTGAATCATGATTTGTTTATTTTTTTTAACTTTTCCTCAAGGTTTCTTGCTCTTAATATAGCTTTGTTTTTAGCTAATCTATATTCTGAAATAGCTTTTTTATACAGCTTAATATTGTTAGAATACTCTTGAAAATAAAATATGATTCTAATAATAGAGCTTGAAAGTTTCTTAAGGTTTTTGGTCTCTCTTTTTTCTAATTGTTTTTTGATTGTACTAGACAAAAAATGCAAGTCATTCCATACCTGCATCTCTTTCAAATTATCTATTTTTTTCATTTAGTAGTCCTGTATAATCTTTAGTCCAACATTCAAAAGTCTCATTCCATACTCTAGGTTTCCAATTAGGGTCAATCTCTGACCTCCATTTAAAAGTACCTGTTACTATACAATCATCTAAGATTACTAATTCGTCTATAAGTGTTTTCATATTATTTAGTTTTACCATTTTTATATGTTACGCCTTTGTAACTTAATGTTGTATTAGGATATTTTTTTGAATACTCTATAAATCTTTTGTCTATAGATTTAGATGTAACAAGTTTGTCAAATGCTTGTTCTATTAAGTTTCTTTTCATTTGTTTTTGTTATTAATTATACTGCAATATACAAAAAAATATTATATAAACAAATGTTAACTATTTTTTTTTGAATATATGTTTGAACAGACAGCTAGTCTTTGATTAGCGTCTTTGTATTCCAAAATCATAACTCTATCATTCATGCAGCGTTGCATGTAGTCTTTTCTTTTCTCATTTGGTATTACTAAAGGTAGTGGCATAACTATAATTTTTAATTTGTAAATGTTTTATATGTTTGTATTTTACTTTGATGATTTTATCGTTTCTATCCCATTTTGTTCGAGAATACCATTTTAAATGCTCTTTATTATTGTCAGTAGTCTCTGTGAATTGTTGTACATATTCTAACAAATCCTGTCTGTAGAAAAATACAAACTCCTGTAAATCTATAATATCAAAGACAATATATTTTGCTTTGCCTTTTAACCATCCATCCTCTCCTCTTACATTTTGAATCTCTAGCCAGATGGTGTCAGTATATCTATTGCCTTTTACGTCTATCCCATATCCTTTAACAAAAAAGTCTATGTGGTCGAACATATCCTCACTTCTTGAGGATTTAATTACTTCAAAGCCTTTTGATTCTAAAAGTTTCTTAAATCGACTTTCAGTATCATTGCCTATTTTATGACAATAAGCTCTAAACGCTTTTTTGGTCTTCATATATTTTATTTATCTCACCAATCCACTTTCTATATATACTACCATTACAGGTGCAAGGCTCTTCATATTTGTGTCTATATAATTCAGCGTGTAATCTAGCTATAAGCTCAATCTCTTTCCTGTCTATCTCATGCTGTCTTTCTCTTTCTAAAAAGGCTTTCCAAAGTATTCTGTCCTCTTCTACCATAATCTAACCTTATTTGCCTTTTCTTTTCGTTTATCACATCCACAACTCTCTCCCCATATTTTTTTTACTAAAAATTTGATTCCTGTATAGGTTGTAATCTTTTCTATTAAGTCTCCTAATCCCATTCTATATTATCTTTAATTATATTTTTTACATTCTTGTAGCTATTATATAACGAATAATAAGAAATTCCTGACTTTTTTGATAATTCAGAAATACTCATTCCATTTGAAATCAAATCAAATATCTTGGAATCATACCAGTACATTTTATCCAAAAGGCTGTTTAGCTTTCTCATCTTGCCCTCTATGTCTTTGTATTCTGTTTTGATTTCTTCATCTACATATTTTTCAAGATATTCTACATTTACCTTTTGTATCTTTGCCTCTTTTCTACATAAATCTAAAAACAATGATTTCAAAACTCTGTACATATAAAAATAATTGATACCATTATTGTAATTAATGTCTAAGCCTCTTTCAAGTAAATAGTGGATTTTTATGTATGCACTTTGAACAATGTCCTCACAGAGATAGCCTTTGCAGCCAAAACTTCTAACAATCCTGATCCAGTCATTATGCTTTTTCGCAAGTTTCTCAAGGGTACTCATAATGCTTTTAGCTGTTTTTTGGTTTTGTATGTTACTAAATTTTTGCCAGACAGCTCAAATCCTACGTTATTCAAAACTGATTTAAACATCAAAGGACTTTCATAACTTGTAGGCTTAAAACCTAAAGATATTT